ATGCGGTACAACCTGGAACTATAAAAGAGACCAGAGAATTTATTAACAGATATGAAGATGTTGCTGGGTTCGAGTTGAATGGCAATACTAATTATGTGTGTCAATATATCAGCGATACTTATGACTACGATATCAACTGGGATGTCGATCAGATCAGGACATTCTATCTTGATATTGAGACTTCCACTGAAGAAGGATTCCCTGATGTCAAGACAACAAATGAAGAGATTCTTCTAATCACGATCAAGGATTCCAAAACAAAACTTGTCACAACTTTTGGAACGAAAGAATACTCTAAGGTTAGAGAAGATTTGAATTATGTTTATTGCTCCACCGAACGTAATCTTCTGTCGAGATTTATGGAGTTCTGGCAAGCAAACTATCCAGACGTCATCACTGGCTGGAACACTTCATTCTTTGACATTCCATATCTGGCTGGGAGAATCGAGAGAGAACTTGGCGACAGCGTCGCATCTAAACTCTCACCATGGGGATTAATCCAGCACCGCAGTATCTATGTCAAAGGCAATGAGGAGATCTCTTATGACCTGCATGGTATTGCCCAACTTGACTATCTTGATCTTTACAAGAAGTTTACTTACACCAAACAAGAATCTTATAAACTAGATTATATCGCAGAGCAAGAACTAGGTGAACGTAAGAAAGAAAATCCTGGAGTTGACTTCAGAGATTTTTATTCTAACTATTGGAAAGACTTCGTTGAGTATAACATTCACGACGTGGAACTTGTTGAGATGCTAGACGACAAGATGCGTTTGCTTGAGTTGTTGTACACCATGGCATATAATGCGAAGATTAATTTTGAAGATGTATTCTCGCAGGTTCGTATGTGGGATGCTATCATCTATAATCATCTACGAGATAAGAATATTGTCATCCCTTTAAAGAAGAGCGGTGGTTCAAAGAGTGCGCAGTTTGAAGGTGCGTTTGTTAAAGACCCACTGGTTGGTGGACATAAATGGGTTGCTTCGTTTGACTTGAACAGTTTGTATCCACACTTGATTATGCAGTATAACATCAGCCCAGAAACTTTAACGACTGAGAAGATCTCTTGTTCTGTTGATAAACTTCTAAACAAAGAGATTGATACATCGTATCTTCAACGCAGAGATCTGGCTTTGACCGCAAACGGATGGTGTTATACCAGAGAATACACAGGGTTTATGCCTGAGTTGATGGAGAAGATGTATACTGACCGAAGCAAATTCAAGAAACAGATGCTAAAGATTCAGCAGGAATATGAGAACGACAAGAGTAACAAACAACATGTTAAAGAGATAAGTCGCCTCAACAATCTGCAGATGGCGATGAAGATTGCTCTGAACTCTGCTTACGGTGCAATGGGTAATGAATACTTCCGTTACTTTGATATTCGTATGGCAGAGGGTATTACAATTTCTGGTCAATTGTCTATTCGTTGGATTGCCAACAAGCTGAATGAGTTTATGAACAAGACAATGAAGACTCAGGAAAAGGATTACATCATTGCGATTGATACTGACTCAATCTATCTGTCTTTGGAATCTTTGATCGAGAAACTTTGCGATGGGAAAACGACAGAGCAAAAGATTAAGTATATGGACAAGGTTTGTGAGGAGATCTTCCAGCCATTCATTGACAATAGTTATCAAGAGTTGGCAGACTACATGAACGCTCACTCTCAAAAGATGCAGATGAAGCGAGAGGTCCTGGCTGACAAAGCAATCTGGACTGCCAAGAAAAGATACATATTGAATGTACACAACTCTGAAGGTGTTCAATATGCCAAACCCAAGTTGAAGGTTATGGGTCTGGAGATGGTTAAATCTTCTACACCTGCAGCTATCCGTGACATGCTTAGAGAATCTATCCAAGTTATTCTAAAAGGTAGCGAGGAAGATTTGCACTTATACATAGAAGAAAAGCGAGCACATTTTCTAAAGATGCCAGTAGAAGATATTGCTTTTCCAAGAGGTGTGAATGGTATGAAAGTTTATGCAGGCTCTCCAATTTATGCCAAGGGAACACCAATCCATGTTCGTGGTGCATTGCTTTACAATCATCACTGTAAACGAATGGGCTTGGAGAAAAAGTATCAGGCAATTCGCGATGGTGATAAGATTAAGTTTGTTTATATGAAGATGCCAAATCCAATCCAAGAAGATGTTATCGCTTTCGTGCAGCATTTACCTAAGGAACTGGGACTTCATGCATACATAGATTATGATAAACAGTTTCAAAAAGTTTTTCTTGATGCGTTGCAGATTGTTATTGAACCACTAGGATGGAAAACAGAAAAAGAAAGTTCTTTGGAGGAATTCTTTGGATAACATCAAAGTCATAAAGACTGGGATTAATGTTTCTAAGATAGTCCGTCAACTGGAAATGTATCCTCAAGACTGGGGAATGCAGAAAAGAGTTGACGGTGCACAATCTATGCTAGATAGAGGATTCCCAGAAATTGAAGCTGGCGTTCTACAGTTAGTTATGGGTGGTATAGAACATGAAGGGCAATATGTTGGTGACACAGAAATCTGCATACCTACAGAAGCATGCAGAAGACACACAGAAATTATTTCTTTTCTAAAAAGAAACTTCAAGAGATTTAGTCGATGTGGATTTTTGTCTTTGCCAGTTGGTGGATCAGTTGGAAAGCACATAGACTTTGGAAGTTACTATCAAACAAGAGACAGGTATCACTTGTCAATCTTGGGAAAATACAAATATATGGTAGGCGATGAAGAATATGTAGTAGAGCCAGGAACTTTACTCTGGTTTAATAATAAACTTCCACATGGAACAGAAAATGTTGGTGATTGCATTCGTATTACATTTGTCTTTGATGTTCCGCATCACAAAAATAATCCAAAATAACTTTACAATAAATCGAATACGTAGTATAATAATGTAATAAACTCAAGAGGATATTATGAGCATACTAGAAAAACTTAAGAAAAATTCAACTATCAAAGATACATCAGTCCTTTCTCAATCTAAGTTCTTTACAAAGAAGGATATGATTCCGACCACGATCCCAGTTCTTAACGTGGCATTGTCTGGTCGTCTTGATGGTGGACTAACTCCAGGATTGACAATGTGGGCTGGTCCGAGTAAGCACTTCAAGACTGCATTCAGTTTGTTGATGGCGAAAGCATATCTCGACAAATACTCTGACGGTGTTGTTCTGTTTTATGATTCAGAGTTTGGAACACCGCAGTCTTACTTTGATTCTTTCGGTATTGATAATGAGAAGGTTATTCATACACCAATCACTGATATCGAACAGTTGAAGTTTGATATCATGAAACAGGTAGAAAGCATTGAGCGCGATGATCATGTAATTATCCTGATTGATTCTATTGGTAATCTTGCTTCAAAGAAAGAAGTTGAAGATGCCATGGATGGTAAATCTGTTGCTGATATGTCTCGCGCCAAGCAATTGAAGTCATTGTTCCGTATGGTTACACCACATCTAACACTAAAGGATATTCCTATGGTCGTGGTCAATCACACCTACAAAGAAATCGGATTGTATCCGAAAGATATCGTTGGTGGTGGTACTGGTTCGTATTACTCAGCTGATAACATCTTTATTCTTGGTCGTCAGCAAGAGAAAGAAGGAACTGAGTTGGTAGGTTACAATTTTATAATCAACGTAGAGAAATCGAGATATGTTAGAGAGAAATCAAAAATTCCTGTTACTGTTTCTTTTGATGGTGGCATTAGCCGTTGGTCTGGTCTACTTGATATTGCACTCGAGTCTGGGCACGTTATTAAGCCATCCAATGGTTGGTATTCGCGTGTAGATGATGACGGTGTTGAAGATAAGAAGTATCGTCTCAAGGAAACTGACAACAAAGATTTTTGGATGCCAATCCTGAAACAAAAGTCGTTCATTAATTTTGTAAAGAACAAATATCAAGTTGCTGCTGGAGAAATCCTAAAGGATGAAGACATCGCTGAGGAACTTGACAAGATCGATGAGGAAGAATATGGCGAAAACGCTTAAACCTTACGTTGTTATGCATCACAAAGAAGCAGGTATTGATGCGATAAAGTTGACGGAAGGTCCATTTGAAGGTATAATGTATACCTATGGTGTTGTTAACTTCGAGGAAGATGAAGAAAACGATACACTAAAAATGAATTTTGAGTATGAGATATTAGATAATGGCGGTAAAGGATTAGGTAACAAAGAACCATTTGAGCAGTACATTGGAGATATCCTTCAGGATTTAATTCATGAAGGCATTGCGGAAAATAGTATAACTTACACAGGTGGAGTTGATGAGAATAGAGACAGCGATTCTGTCGAATCTGATAAACAATGAGGAATATTGTCGTAAGGTCGTACCGCATTTAAAGAAGTCTTATTTTGCAGATAGAAAAGAAGCAGCAATTGCTTCTTTATTAATTAAGTTTTTTGAACAGTATAACAAGCCAGCAAGTCCAGAAATTCTAGCCATTGAGATTGGTAACCTATCTGGATTTACGGACAAAGAAGTCCCAGAGATGCTGGAGTATGCCAAACAACTAACCACTGCTGAAGAGAATGAAGAGTGGCTAATTCAGAACACTGAGAAGTTCTGTAAGAACAGAGCAGTTTACAACGCCATTCTTGATTCGATCAAGATCATTGACGGTAAAGATCCAGCGCATACTCAAGACGCCATACCATCTATCCTCTCAGATGCGTTGGCAGTATCATTCGACAATCATGTAGGACACGACTACATAATTAATGCACCAGAACGATATGACTTCTATCACAAAGTCGAAGAGAAGGTTGCATTTGATCTTGACATGTTCAACAAGATCACTAAGGGTGGATTGAGCAAGAAAACATTGAACATTGTTTTGGCTGGTACTGGTGTTGGTAAATCGCTGTTCATGTGTCACGTAGCAGCATCTACATTGATAGCAAACAAAAATGTATTATACATAACTATGGAGATGGCTGAAGAACGTATCGCTGAACGTATTGATGCGAATCTTTTGAACCTAACCATGGACGAGTTGAAGGTTGTAGATAAAGATATCTTCGAGAGCAGGATTGATAAGATCAACAATAAGACGCAAGGTAAACTTATTGTCAAAGAATATCCAACGGCTAGTGCTCATGCAGGTCACTTCCGTGCTTTGCTCGAAGAGTTGAAGATGAAACTGGAGTTTAAGCCAGATATTATTATGATTGACTATCTGAACATTTGTGCCAGCCAGCGTATGAAAATGAGTGCAAATGTAAACTCTTATACATATATTAAGGCAATCGCTGAGGAGTTGCGTGGTCTGGCAGTTGAATATAATGTTCCAATT